TCATCTGTGAAACTTTTTGAAATAGCTCGCTTAATATTTCCATTTTTCTTTTTATTGTGTGCAAAGAATGCAGTTAAGTTAGACATTTTATAATCACCTTATCCTTTTAATAGTTGTTATTGATATAAAAAAGAGCCTGCCAAAGCAAACTCTTATTGCATTTCTGGTAAAATAGAGAATTCCTCTGGCATATCCCAATCCTCGAAAGTAAAGTCTACAGAATCCTCTAAATAATCTGCGTCTGCATCAAGCGCTGCGACAATACCACCATCCATATTACAATCAATTAATATTGTCGTCTGTCGGCCCACTGTAGCAGATCCATCTTCATTCGTTATTTGAATATCGAAATAAATATCTTCTCCAGTATCCTTATAACGTTTCAATAGTTTTCTAAATATCGATGTATTGAAATGGAACGTGGCAGATCCAGTACCTTCCCATCCAGTAGATTTATTACCCTTACCTGTCCGTCCCATGATTGGTACTTGAGTTTTTGTCTTATCCATACGTGCTTCGATATTAATAAGTTGTGCAAATTTATATCGATTCCCTTCAATTGTTACATAGGCAACGCCTTGAGCACCGTGGACAGCATCTCGAGCATGCATGGTACTTTCGGCAAAGTATTGGAGATCCAGCGGCATTAATATTTTGTTTGGTTTCAAATTGATTCCCTCCCTATGCTACCACTGTTGTCACATATAATTGTGACATTGTAAGTGTATTTATGACTTCCTCTTGCACGACTACAGATCGCTTCGATTCACCTTGTCCAACCATCAACTTTTCTTTGTCATAATTTTGGATAGCTCGAATACGTTGCATTTCACCACGATGTTTCCCGATATCGTTCCAAAGAGAAATGCGACCATCCGCATCGTTTGGAACTTCACCTAGATAACGAGTATTAAATAAATGTGCTGTATCAATTGCAAGTTGGTCTAGTACTCGAATAGTTTGATTAAATGAGAAATCCTCATTCTTATCCGGTCTGAATGATGTGAATGTATTTACATCTTCTAATACATTGAAATCATCACCTACTCGATGGAATACATATTTACCTGAGTTTAGAAGTATCGTTAATTGAGGTTGAGTCTTTGTTTCTGACATGTCAAGCTCATGCTCACCATCATATTTCTTATTCGTATTTGATTTATTTACAGCAACACCAGCTTGTACACCAGTAACCCAATAAACAGCTCCGAATAATTCTTCACCATCACCTATAGCATCATTTTGAATATCAATGATTCCTTCGTGATCTGCATTTCCTAACTTATGGCCAATTAATTGGAATTTACCGCCAACTTCATCCCGAATACGTTTCGTGTACTCCATATATAGCGATTTAATAGTAGAATCCTCTGATAAACATCCTAACGTGTTAAAACCATAGGCCTCCAATTCATCTAATGCCATTTGATGGGGTGTTCCAGCTGTTAGTGCTGTAGCTCCGTTGTTTCCGCCTGTTAGTGGTGTACCGGCAGTTACAGTTAAAGTTGCATCCTTTTTGAAATCAACGAAATCATTATTTTTTAAATCAACAGCAGTTGAAATAGCGATTTGTTCGTCAATTAAAGTACCTGCAATGAGTGTTTTTACATCCCATTTTGACAGTTCGTCTACATTAGCTTGAATAACTATTGTAATGTCATTACCACGTATTCCTTTACATTTAGCTGTAGCGAATTCATTTTCAGCCTTTGAACCACCTATATTCAATTTACAAATGAATGCTGTAAAGGCGCCTTTAAATAAATCCCTAATGCCTTTTAATTTTGGATGTGTGTAATCATAGCCAAATAGCTTTAAAGAGTCTTTTTGCAGATCCTCTTTTGTTACTGTCATTACAGCATCATCTACTCCCCAATCAAGAACTATTGGTAACGCTGCGTAACCACGGTCAGATAAGTTCAAGAATGCTCGTGGTTTACTAATGAAATTTTGATACGTACCTGGTAAAACTTTATTTTGTGTAAGCCAAAATCCACCACCCAAAGCCATTACACCTTACCTCCTTCTTCAAACTCTTTTAGAATCCCATCCACATTAGCGAATGAGTATGTTTTGTTGTCCTCTAGTAATGCATTCAATGCATCACGACGATGGACATATTTTTTACTTTGAACTAATTGGTCCTTTGTGAATGTAGGAGCTTGACCTTTCGCTTGTGTATCGTTAGCTCTCGCCATTAGGAATCACCCTTTGCTTGTTAATGTATTGCTCTAATGAGCCCATGAAAATCTTTTCTTCTATTTCTTGTAAAAAGAAATTAAAATGAATAAAGTTATGACCAATCTTATCTACTACCTCACTGTTTGCTCCTGTACCAAGCATCAGTGAGCCGTTTAACAGAGTTATTTCTTTGAGTGCTTGTTGTACCTTCAAACACATATTCGCGCTCTCTGACGCACCAACAGAAGGGAAATATTGCACGTTAAAAAATGTAGTAACTTTCCATCGTTTACCG